ACCAAATCACTGGACATTGTATCAAGCCAGTTCTTTGCGTTGATTGATCGTGGGTCACTCCACAACTTATCAACTGCACCCGGTTCATCATACTTCATACCCGGTTGCACTGGTTCACATCGTAGAGGTGAGATACCAATAATGTTTCCGTTAGATGCTTCACGGAGATCATTTGATACAGCATCTCTCCAAGCTGTTCCTTCTTTTTTGTTTAGTCCTGCGATTGGTCCCGCAAGATATATTACCTTCTTCATTAATAAATGCCTTTTTTGTTCCGACATCTATAATAATAACAGTTTTATAGGTTATTGTCAAGGATAACTTTATTTTTGTTTTACCATTGACAGATTGTAATTTATATGATACCCTAGCTGAGTACCCTGCTGAGGAAAATAGAATCCATTATTAATGGAGTATTCTATCTTTATTACTTTGTAATGTATCTTCTTCATTATATTCATCTTCCACTTCATCATCACCTTCCATTATAGAAACTAATTTATCCATATTACTGTTTATCTTTTCTAGAACTTCCTCATCAGTTTTACCATAAGATTCCATTGCATCCATTTCACTTTCTTCTATTGTTTTACGAGATACCATTTTATAGTATACCATAACTTCAGGAGATAAATTGGCTAATCCGATAATCTTCTCTTTATCTATAATGTATTCTATGTCGTTAGTAAAACTAATCCATCTTTGTAAGCCTGTATGTTCTACTATATCATTGCCATTGTTACGATACTTAGTTTTTAATACTTGCATCGGACATTCTACAATCACACTATTATCATCTTCACCTAAAACTTTACAGATAAGATCATCTCCATTTGTCAGTTTTAAAACTTTGTAATTAGTGTCCATCATACTATTTATTCTTATCTAATTTGACTGGAACAATGTCATAATCAAATGACTGTTCGCTATATATTCGTATTCTCTCTTGTAGGTGTTTTAGAGTATAGTTATCTTTATTATTATAACGGAGGTCGTCGGCTATGTCAAAGAGTTCCAAATGATCTTTATCTTCAGACATTCTTAAACCACGACCCAAACTTTGCAATATCTTTACTTGACTTTTGTATGGTGATGCAAAGATAATGGCGTGTATCTTCTTAATGTTTACACCGGTAGAGAATGTTCCATAAGATGCGACAATTACTGCATTATCATCATTCTCTACCAAATGTCTTACCTTTTCTCTATCATCTGTGGGTGTTGCACCATAGATAAGATGAACTGTTCTTTTTTCTCCACAATGGTCAACAATCATATTACATAAAGGTACCAGTTGTTTCTCAATGTACTGAGCCAAAACAAGTATGTTACCTTCTGTAGCACACACCAAACTGCGAATAAACTGATTACGTTTCATGTTCGTAGATAGAAACTCCATCTCTTGCTGATAGGTCTTATCTTTCATCAATCTTCTATCAAACTTATTATGTTCTAGTACCAATACTCGAATATGCAAAGGTGATAGTTGTTTCTTTTCTATCAGTTCGGAAGTGGTGGTAACTTGTTCATGTACAGAAAACAATCCTTCTAGTACAAGACGATGAACATCTGTGCCATCAAGTGTGCCTGTAAGACCAACACGATATTTGCAATTATGCAACTTGGTCATAATACTCGTAATAGATTTAGCTTTTGCTAGATGGGCCTCATCAACAATAACACAGCCAAACTGTTCAAAATATCTTTTGTCTAGTTTATAGATTGATTGCCATGTGGAGATAACAACTTCTTTTTTTGTATACTTCTCTTTACCCGCATACAGTTTATGGCAGTGTTCGTCAGGAAACCATTTATAGTCGGCGAAGTCATTATACATCTGTTCGACTAGACCTGTGGTAGGAACAATAATTAAAACTTTCTTATCATAAAGTTTTTGAACGTAATATCTAACAAGAGCATAAATTATAAAAGATTTTCCACTACCTGTAGGAGAAAGTATAAGACCACGATGGTTAGTAATGATATTATGAACTGCATCGATTTGATAATCGCGGGCCCGTATTTTACCTTTTTCTAAGGATCTTACAAACTTTTCCGTAATAGATTTTATTAAAGTTCTTTCTTCAAAGTCGTCTGAAAGTTGATATTCATATTCGTTTTCTTTGAGAAATTTTTCGACATACGGTAATAGTCCATAATAGATTTTACCATTACCAGGAGAAAATAACCTGATTCTACCGTCCCACATTTTGTTTCTAACAGACGGCATAAACTTCGCGTTAGGAACGTCGAAGCAAAAGAATTCCGACAATTCCCGAGCAATGTCTGGATCGCATTTAACACGAATATATGCTTCATTGAATTTTTCAATAAAAGTGGACACAATCAATCACCATGAAGAAACTTTTTCCATTCTATAGTATTTCTTATTGTCCAGTTTCGATTATTAATCTCCTTCAGTATTCTTTCTAGATATTCTACTATTTGTTTTGTATATGCAATTTTTTGGCTAAGTTGTTGCAACTCGCCATCTGAATCTAAATAAATGCCAACATCAGCCTTCAAAACTTTTAGATCAAAAGGTTTGTCTCTGTAAATTTCTGGATTAGCTTTACCAGTATAATACTCCCACTTCATACGATACATTACTTTATAGTCATCATTCAATTTCTTATACTGCAAAGATTGTTGAGTAAAATACTTTAAATACTTGTTGTGTATTTGCGGTGTGCGAATAGACTCTAGGTCTAATTCCGTATCATCTATTTTTAAATCACGTTCTACTTCTACATAAAGTTCTTCAATGTTCATAATATATCCATAATGTAAAGGTGAAGCAGTCAGAGGTTGTCAACCTTTAACTTAAATATGCTTCCACGAATAGTGAGAAGATCCCTAACCTATTTTTATGAAAACTTAACTGCTTCTAATTCTATTTATCTTTAAGATTTAGATGGTGTTACATCAAACCAACTAAAAGCAAAAGAAACTTCGCAAGTTGCATATACAATATCAGTTTCTTGTTGACTATATTCAATGTTGCTTAAAGATAAAGGAAAAGCATCATACATAACCACATTAGCAACTGGATTATTTTTACTTGTCAAAATAGACATTTGAATATCAGTATATAAGTTTCTATCACTCGCAGATACTTCGGCCGTAGCACCTGTATCCGTAGTATCAGATTTCATTCTTTTAATACTAATTCTAGAATTTCTTGATCTATCAATGTTATCAGGTCGTTCTAGTTTGTTAAATTGATCTGCACCACTAAATGGAAATCCAATATTCTTTACCCAGTTATACATTTCCATATAGTTTTCTAGTGACTCATCTACAACAAATGACATATTAAAATTGTCATATTGTAGTTTATCACCAACTACAGCAACATCAACGAATGGAGTATATTGTGATGCCTGAGACATACTAACACCAGGAATATTAGCTCGCACTACAAACCATTCTGTTGTGGGAAATATGGGCAAGTAAATTTTAAATTGATTATTTTGAGAATAATCAAATGTAGAAGGTTGCCTTGATAGAGGATTGACGGAAGTACCAGAATCTACTGTACTGGTACTACCGCCGTATTCTCCGACCCTTAGATCAGTTGCTGCCATTATGCAGACCAGCCAGAACCGTTAAGTGCCATTTTAGTATATTCGATTACAAATGTACCATTACACGCTGCTGCGTTGGTTAAAAGAATATCACTTGTTACTGCTGTTGATGAAGTTCGACTACAAGTAATTGCGGGTTGTCCTGATGTGTATCCGTATGAACCACTGCCTATTAGAACAAAAGCATTACTAACTCCACCTGTGCCGCCCCAACTTACAATAACTCCCGCTGCGGGGCTATCTGTATTCCAATAAATTTTTGAAATTGCTAACAGTGAACCTGCAACCCATCCAGATAAATTGGAAGCGTCTACTACAGTTAGTGGACTACTGTTTGTGTCGGCCGTCATTGTAACGTGTGTCTGACCACGCCAATCTGTATCCATTAATTTTGTGATGGTGTTTGCCATTCTATTTTCCTCATAAAGTTTTTGGAGCGGAAGGCCTAACTCCTGTTGTACAATACCTTCTCTTTAATCAGGACTATTTATCAATTCCAGTAGACAAAAAAAACTCCCACCGAAGTGGGAGTTTGAAATAAAGTTGCCTTTATTTTTATTTTTAATTGCAACTCTTACATCAAATTAGCAATCTGGACCCTTCTGTAATATACGTTAGCATTTACGGTTCCAGAACCGTCTGTTGCAGCTGAACTTTCTGCGAAAGGATTGACTTGTAGACCATAACGTGTCTTGAAGCCGATCTTTGGCTGGAAGCTGTTCTCACCTACTGCACGAACCATCTGTAGTGGGACGTATGGGCAGTAGAAAAGACCTGCGTCATATGGGGAAGTACCCTTATAACCAACAACATAGTATTGGTTAGCAGAAGCACCTGAACCACTGTAAGGAACACCCATGTTCATGTAAGGATCAACATAGACCTTGAAGCGACCATTCAATGTACCAGCGAATGTGTTGCCTGTTGAGTCAACATTGAGGTTATCAGATAGACCTGAAGAATAGTCCAAAAGACCTGCCATTGTAAGTGCAGAAGCAACGTCAGCAGAGCAAAGGATGATGTTACCCTTTCCGCGGCGTGTGTCACGAGCAATTACGTTTGCATCACGTTCGATTGCGAACATAAGACCTTTGAATTTTTCAACTGACCATCGACCGTTGGAGTCTGTGTTCAAATCGAAGATACCAGCGTTTGTGGTGTCGCTAGCGGCACCTTGCTTGGAGTTACGATAGATTGTACGAACTACTTCACGGTTGATTTCAGCAAGGATCTCAGAACTTAGAATGTTAGCAAGTTCTGTCTCAGCATCTAGACCATGAATGGCTTTAAGA